TGAGTACGTACATCATCTCGTCAAACGCTTTAGGGTGGTCAATAGGTAGGTAGCTACAGTTGAAACCAGCCACGTTGTCACGGTCAAGGGCGTCACCAGCAGTCATTAACGCTCTCATGCTAGGCATAACATCCATGTCGTGTATGTCTTTGAAGATACCGTTAGCTTCTTCGAGTGTTAGCTTACCCTTCTCAATCCAGAAGTTTAGATACCTGTCGATTGTTTCTTCCCAAGTCTCACGTCGCTGTTGATCTGGTAAGTAACGAGCATAGCGGGACTTGTGTATGTACTGTTGATATGCATCCATTAGTTTTCCTTTTTTCCATGATAAATAATTATTACTGCTTCACATTCTGAACAGGTCAAGTTTGTTTCAATCAACTCGTTGCCATCCATATCTTCAGCATCAAGATCGCCTCCCCATATTAAATCCGAATTACATACGTAACATTTCATTGGCTTAGCTCTTTTATTAGTCGTTCAATATACCACCTACACTTACGTAAGTCTTCAATGGGTTTACCTTTGTAGTCGTATCGCCACAGATACTTCAGTGCGTTACCCTTGAGATAACCGTTAAACTCGTTATCCGGCATGGACGCTTTGATAGCTTCAATAGCCTCTATTGCACCTTTGTTGTAGTGGTCGGGTTGTTCAACAGGGTCAGGTGTTTTCCTGATAGAAAGCTTTGCTAGCTCTCTAACTTTGTCCCACTCCATTGGACTTGCATCATCTATACTCATCCGTACTTCCTCCTAAGATAGTTCATGCTAACAGGCAGCTCATCGAACGACCCGTTGTTAACTTCATTAAGCATCCAAATACCAGACCAGCTTCCGTTAGTTTGAGGGTTCAAGTAGTCCTCACTGTGGTTATAAAAGATACCAGCAAACAACCCAGTGATATTACTACCGTCTGCCTTACGAGCGTAGGCTATGTCACGGTCTTGCACGTGTCCCATAATGCACGACATGAACTTCTTTTGCAACATGAGTTTTGCACATGTGACCGGCCTTCCCATGACACCGCTGGTAAAGTAGTGGCAGTAGGCAACACCGTCGATGACGATTGGTTGTAGGAAAGGCACAACTTCCCATCCAAACTTTTCCAGATCGAAGTCATCATAGCTCATCAAGCCCTCTAGTTTAGCGTCAGCTTCAACAGCCCTTTCAATCCGATGCTCATGGTTTCCTAACAAGAACACCATTCTAGGATTCCATATTTTCTTTTTGTTGCTACGAAGACGCTCCTTCTCTGCTTCAATAGGCGCTATAAAGTTTGCCATAGCACTGTTACCAGCGTATAGATCACGAGTATACCGCCGTCCCTCAAAGGACTTCTTACCTACGTCATAGCTACTGAGACTTTCCATGTCCCAGTGATCCCCCAGATGAATGATAACGTCAGGTTTTGTAGCGGCTGCATAGCGACCGGCCCAGTATAAATGATCTACACTGTTCCCGTGTTTTACTTGAGTATCAGGTATTACTAAGTGTCTAGTCATTGCTTTTTACTCCATCCGACAGGGCAGGTTTCTGCGGTGTACCATGCAAATCCCTGTTTGTCTGCCCACTCTTGCATTGTGTATCTTGTCCCGTCAGCTCTACGTCTTGCTCCGGGCATGGCTGTTCTTGGGTTTTGGAAGACAAAGACCAGCTCCTCCTTCTCGCCAAGGCATCGGCTAACATCGACATACTTCTTCGCTTCTGCTCTATCACGAAACCTCCCTTTAGCTTCAATATATATAGTGTAATCACCACTGTAATATACAAAGTCAGGCTCATACGTCTTAACCTGAGTGTACGTTAGCTTGTTAACATGGTACTCACACCGTTTAAACTTACTATGAAGATCATGCTCGAACCAACTGTCATATCCCTTGGGTATGTTACGTCTCGTTCTCTTCACTTGGTCTTTCCCATGTTTGATTAGGTTCACGACGTAGCCAGAGCAGCCTAGCGTTTTCAATGACACGCTCCTCAGACTCTAACAACTCAACACACTTGTTAAACATCTCTATCTCTGACAAGCCTTCAAGGAGTTTCTGAGACTTCTTATCACCGATACCATACACGCCGACAATGTTATCAGCTTTGTCACCCATGATGATTTGACGGTAGAAGAACAGCGTCCCTTCTTTCTCGTTAACAGAAGATAGCGTACGTTTGTTGAAGTTGTAGTGCTTGCACGGTACTTGTTGGAAGTCCTTATCAAGACTAACAATGATGCTGTCAGGGGTAGCGTCGATAGCAATCAAGTCATCAGCTTCCTCGTTCTCTGATACAACAGCATTCCATTCTTCAATAAGATACTTACGTATTGCTTGCAAGTGTACAGGCTTTTCCTTGTCCTTACGGTTTCCCTTGTAAGGCGCAGTAACAGCTATGTCGTTACGGAAGTTACCCTTACCTGTTAGGTAGACACGGTAGTCTGGTTCGCCATCTATCTTAACGTACAGATCACTGACCAGATCAGATAAGAAACTGCCCGTAGTATAACAGGCAGTCTTAGCTGACTCATCATTGCACTTGAACGCACAACGATAAGCTACGATGTCACCGTCGATTAGGATCACAACGCTTCCGCTTCAGATACAGCGTTGTCAGTGTACTCAATCAGGTTAGTAACCTTCATCTTAATCATGGAAGGCGACCGACCAGTACCTACAGACCAATCGTAATAACCAACAACGGCGATTGCTTCTGATCCGTTAGAGATAAGCACATCTTCAGGTATCTCAACACCGTCAGCGTCAGTCAATCGCATAGGGTTGTTAGACTTCATCGTGATAAAGAAGCCACGATCATCACCTTTGTTGCTAGGTGCAATACCCATCTCTTCAATGGCTTCGATAGCTTTATCGCTAAGGTTGCCAAGCTGCACTTGATACTTGTTACTGAACTTGTTGAGCTTGTTACGCTCACACCAGTAAATAGTTCCGCGTACAGTGATAGGTGGTAGTTTATTTGCAGACATAATCTTTCTCCTAGTGGGTTTCTGCCCAGTTGTTACCTACTCTATATTCGCCGTCTAAGGGACACCGTAGGTTTAATGTCTCACCGGCGATTCTGATAGCACGTACACCGATACGTCCAACTGTATCTGCGTAGTGCGTTGTTGTCTCTATCTGCCACTCGTCGTGTACGTTGGCAACAAATTTGTGTGGTATGTTCTTCAGTCTATCTGACAAGTGTATCAAAGCTTGCTTCATAACGATAGCCCCAGCACCTTGTAATAACGTATTCAGCGCGGCGTGTTCTGATCTGACTCTGAGCTTTCGTCCGTCGAGTCCAGTAAGTACGCCTGATTTAGCCTCGATGTGTGTATCTCCTCTAACTCTTTCAAGAGACGGCGTGTTAGATAGAAATGTTTCTTTAAGTCCTCTTCCAGTGAAGCTATTTCCTCCAACGATAGCTCCGATCTTAGCATCTCCGGCTCCATACAGAAACGCATAAATGAATGTCTTTGCAAGAGGCCGCGTCTTAAGTCCAGCTGCTCGTTGATTAGCCGTATGTATATCGCCATTGAGGATTTCATTAGTATAGTCTTCGTCATCCATGTAGTGAGCTAACATACGTAGCTCTAAGCCGCTAGCGTCGATGCCAACAAGAACATTACCTTCATCCACGGTCCAGCAAGACCTGCACTCAGTACCGAACGGTGCAGACACGGCGGGTACTTGTGCCATGTTAGGACTGAGGTGTGTCATACGTCCTGTCACAGCACCGTTAGTGATAACCCTACCGTGTACTCTACCATCATCCTTGACTGCTTTCAACCACGAATCTATCTGCGCTACTCTCTTCTGCAACATCATGTAACGTGCAACTGCTTTGGCTTCGGGTAGATCTATACCGTCAAGTACCTTCTCATCGACGATGATGTTACCCTTCTCTGTCTTCTTTTTAAACGTAACACCAAGACCTTGCAGGCGTTCAGCTATCTGCTTACGTGAGCCGGGATTGAATATTGTTACTTTATCTTTCAAACGCTTGCCTGTCTTCTCAGAGATACGTTCCTCAACGATAGGCGGGAAGATACTTTGCAGCTCTGCTTCGATGTTGTTCATCTCAAACATAAGATCCATCATCAGCTTATCAGCGTACTCCGTATCTAACTTGAACCCGTTCTGTTCCTGCTTAGTCACGGCCCAGCCTACGCTGTGTTCCAGATCAATAGACTGCTGAGAGAAGTTCTCATTGCGTAGCTGTAGTTCTAACCACTTGTGAACCTGTTCAGTCAGCTCAACGTCGGCAATGCAGTACTCAATCATCTCGTCGCAGAGTCCACCGTCGTAGTCAGTGAAGTCTAGCTTACCGGTTCCTCCAAGTATTGCTCCCCAGTTCCGAAGTGAATGCCCTCCGTCCTGACTGGGGTTGTAAAGTCTGGAGAGGTAGAGAGTATCCACAACACAAGACCTATCAACATGTATGTTCCAAACACTATCGAGAACGCGACAGTCAAATCCGATAAGATTATGTCCAACAATTTTGTCAGCTTCATTCAAGACACTCCTCAATGAGTCCGGTGTTGTATGCACCTGTATATCGTTCTTCACCTTCGTAACTGCACACCAGATCGTTGAGTGATCCGTAGTAGTTTCTATATCCAAGTAACAGGTATTCATGATAAGTCTCATTCAGTTCGTTGCGTTCACTGTCGTGGTTAAACTTCTGATACGTCTCCATCAACAGTTCCTGTTCTAATATCCAGCTCCCAATCTTGCTCATGGTATACCATCTCCTCTAGGTCTGCGAGTGTACGTAGATCAGCACGATCAACCACAACGCTATCGTCTAGACTAACAGCAGCGCAACGATTACACAAGTCAACAAACTCTTGACTACCTGCAAACCGTCTTGTTGCTTCGTAGTCTGTTAGTTCTACGTCACACGCTATACATCTCACAAAGGTTTCTCCTCACGTTCATCACGCTGTGTTAATCGTCCTGTCGCTTCATTGTAGAACACCTCACATGCCTTACCTGTCTTACCAGTGTATCGGTTCTTCAACACACGTAGCACGGTCGTGTTTCTGACAATAGGATCGTCACTCTGACTGTTACGTTCAGCACCGATGACCGCATCAGAGAGCTGTGCAATCGACGCAGAGCCACGTAACATACCAAGGCTAGTGACAGCACCGTCCTCCAATTGCTTCCCTTCAGGCCGTCTCAGGTGGCTTACAAGGAACATACAAATCCCCATCTCCTGTACGAACGTCCGCAGCTTAGTCATAATCATATCTAAAGCACGTCGTTCATCACCGTTGCTCTGGTCAGAGACAAGGATAGAGACGTGATCCAGTACGATATAACGTACGCCTAAGACTTTGACGAAGTATCTCATACGGCCCAGTACATTTTCAATCTCGTTACTACCGAAGTGTTCCCACAGATAGACACGGTTTTCATAGTCCATCGTATCGTACACAAGATCAATGTCTTGGTCGTCATACTCACAGTCGGGTAGGTGTATCGGTTTGTTCAGTTCAAGACCTACTAGTCCACGCATGGTACGCTCAGGTGTCTCCTCAAGAAACATCAAGCCAAGGTTGTCTTCTGACTGTGCCATGATGGAACTGACTACCTCACGCAGGAGAGTAGACTTACCCAGCCCCGAACCTGCACAAATAGTAACCAGTTCAGAGTTACGTATACCATACAAGTGTTTGTTCAGCCCCTCGAACGGGTACTGTACCTTCGCCTTGGTGAGTGGCTTCTTAATCAGATCACGTAGCTCACCAGCACCCACGATACCTTCGGGTGTGTACGGTTGCGCGGACCAGAATACTTTGGTGTACGCCTCTGATTGATTGTTAACAAGGTAATCACACGCATCCTTGTAGCCGTTGACGTGCTTAACAATCCTTGCTTTGTTACCGAACAGATCAGCACATTCCTTTGCTGCCTTCTGTCCCGGCTCGTCAGCATCGAAGCATATAACAATGTTCTCGAAGCTGTTCAGCCAATCATAAAAGAGGCGACAGTCCTTTGCCGCCGAAGTCGCACCGTTGCGAACGGACACTACTGGAAACTTTGATCCTGTCATCTGGTGTGCGGCCAAGGCATCATACTCACCCTCAACAAGAGTCACATACTTGCCACCCTCAGAGAACAAGTGCTGTCCATACAACCCTGCTTTCTTCCAATCACCAACGATACTGAATCGTTTGTCTGGGTTACGAACCTTCGCCGCCACTGGTTTAGTAGGATCTGACGGGTCATAGTAACCGAATGTTGTAACATCACCCTGCTTCAGAGCCGCGTATTTCTTCGCCGTCGTTCCTGTTATTAAACGGTCGGTGATAGTACGGTACTCCGCTGTGATTAAACGGTGTTCTGTCTGAGTGAATGACGGCTTAGGCTTATCGCTGATAGAACCTAGCTCTCTGATGTTATCTACCTTGTCGGCAGGTGTGTATGCGTCACAGACAAAACACTTACTTGAGCCGTCGTCGTTGTACGCTAACCCGTCACTGCTGTTACAGTCAGGACAGGGTTGGTGTGTGTTAGTGAATGGCATGGCTTGCTCCTAAGTCTGCGTACCTTTCTCGAAGGGCTTCATCTTCCAGTTCGCCGTAACCCACGGCTAAGAAAGTACCCACCATACTCAGCATCTCAGTAACAGTCAAGTGATCTAAGTCATACTCAACAAGCTCATTAATGATGTCGTCTTTACAGATAGTCATTATAATATTTCCTTAATAAATTTAACATTACTGTTGACTTTAAAGATAGATTTTATCATGGATCTAATCGTCTGTCAAGCCCTTTGGAACGTATACCACCTCCTCTTTAACGACACGACATTCTTCGCCGTCATTGACGTAGCTATCGCAAAAGTATTTCGCGTTGCTCAGTGTTGAATTGTAAGAGGAGCCGTCGCTGTCACGCTCTTCCCAATCCCATGTGTTACGGTTGAATTTCTGTACCACGTACCATGTATCAATACTCATAGTTAATGTACTCCCTTTCGATGTTGTTGTAATCAGCGCAGAGGTCTTCATACTCCTGTCGAAGAACCTTCTGCGTGTAATGTTGAGCCTCCGTTAAACCAAGGTCCATATCCATCTTGTTCAGCTTGCCAAGTGCGTCCTCGATCATGTCGATAACTTCAGCAAGCGCGTCGAGTCTGTCGCTGTCCATTAGTCATCCTCCAAAACAAAACCATCGCATACCTCTATATCTAATGTATGCACTTTAAGAAGCTCGTCCCAATCTGCAAAGTCTTCAAACAACTCTTTGGCATGGTCTCGATTTTCAGCCTTCACTTTGACCTCATAAACTTTGGTCATGAATATTTGGTACGTCTTCATATTTACACCTCCTCGTATCCATATTCTCTTCTAAGATGTTTGGTTTCATACTCCGATAGCTCTTTGTACTTCAAGGTACACTGCTGTTCGTGTATGTCTTTCATCTCTGCAATGATTCGTTCGCAGTCTTCCACTGCTATGATGTCAATAAAACCTATGATGTCATCATACTGCGTGAACGGAACAACTTCACGTAGCTCGTTGTAAGCCCTCATAGACTTTACTTTTAACTTAAGTATTGAGCTAGTCATATTTACACCTCCACATCAAAGACCGTAGTGGTCTCTTCATCTTCACGACGCTCAAGAGCCACGTCATCCTCAGTCCAATCTATGCAACAGTCTAGCTCACTCACAGCGTAGTCCATCGCAGCTTGCTCCGCCTCACACTCATCTGATGCCTTTGCATACACACGTCTTGTAACAGTAACAGTCACATCGAATGCGTAGACATGCTCACGTAGCTTATCGTGCATACTGTCTAGATGCACCACCACCTCATTCAACATCACTTCTAGCTCCTCGAATTCAGTACTGTGCGGGTGGTTAATCACGTCGTACTCAATCATAGATCGAAGCTTATTGATGGTGCGTCGGAACTCTACAAGGTCGTCCCTATCTGTTAATAAATCATTCATGATGTCATCTCCTCTACTTGGTTGTAAATCTTATCAGCATACTCGCCCATTGAATATTCACTGATCACTTCTATCGCTTCGCTCGTGCTTGTGACGTTGCCGTACACAAACTGAAACCATGAGATATGTCCGTTCAGCTTCTCACTAAACACACCCACGTCGTCGAAGTCACACTGTCCCATGTTGTCAAGTACTATGAAACGATCTCGTGATTGTTCAACATCAGCTTCCTCGCCCTCGCCGTACACACTGATGCTCTTGTCTTGATCGCTGAGTACTAAGTCAACGAAATATTCTGCTACTCGTTTCTCTGTAAAGTGCATTGTTGTTTCTCCTTCATTACTGGATACAAGTTTAACGTAGCTTGATGAGGCAGAATGAATCGTCGTTCACCCTGTACAAACTGTAACGTCCTTTGAGATATGTGCTCGCCGCCGCACATGTTCTGATCTTGTCTTCTTCAGGTATAGAGAACCAGTCGTTTGGCTTCATAGACTCGAACAAATCGCGCCACTTGCTGCCTCGATTGCGGAAGTTTACAGGTGCTGGTGCTTTCTTTGATTGGATTTTGTAATATGTCATGGTAAATCTCCTCTGGTAACATGTTACCGATTAAAAGTTAAGTGTTGGTATTACATTGTTATCAACGACAAAGCCGTTGGTGTTGGTTCTTGCTGGCCCTTTGGCAACCAGTCCCACTACTACCCCGCGATTGTTGACGTTGACCCAATCTGAGTCGTCGCCGTTGATCACAGGTCTCCCCATAAACGTCGATGGGAAATTCTTGTTCCTGAACACGACTGCCATCGGTGCGTCGCTGTAGGATTTGAGGAAGCTTCGCACCTGATTCTGGTACGTTTGCTTACCGCTGTAGCTGAACATCAGCTTGTAATTACTAGGCTGTCGCTGTCCGTGGAAACGTCGAGCCTTCTTAGTGTAGTCATAGAACTGCAATTCAGGGAACGACTGCGGGATCATGTGTTCTTCCCAACATACATCGCTCATGACGTTGAGACGCACAACACCCTGCACACGTTGCTTTGCACACAGCTTGGCGAAGTTACGTAGCTCGTGATTAAGCTGTATGAGGAACGCTCCCTGATCGTCGTGCCAGTAGTCAGTGCGAGCCTGTCGTGCCTTGTTGATCGACTCGTACACCTCGGCTAAACCAGCACCGACTAAACAGTCATCCATACACCCAGCGGCTTTGGCACCAGCGCAGACCACGTCGTCGGGATGCATTGTCAGCGTCGCCATACGTATT